TGACGAGCTCTGCACGCCCTGTTCCCGTTCATCGAACTTGACGATGAGCAGGTTGCGGAACGGGCCGATACCGAAGCCAGCATCAGTGGCCGAAGTGACGTAAAGACCGGGCGGGTCTGGGACAACCATAATGAGTTTGCCCTTCTTGTTGAAAATCTTGGCCAGCCTATCGTTCTTCCGAATCGTCGCCCGGCCATTGTCGTCAACCAAACCGACTTTCTCCAAGTCTTTGAAGTGCATGACCAACGTGATAGCGCTATCCGGCGAAGTCCCGCCCAGGACTTGCCTCAGTGCTTCCATCTCCTTGTCTTCGATCTGACACTTGAACGTTGTGCAGCGTTCAAGTCTGAGTGGATCACCGGTTACATCGTCAACGCTCTGCGTAATGATCACCGGCTCGCGGAAATCCAAATCATAGCCAGAGGTTTGTGGGCCGTCCCCGTCCGGGTCCGCGGCCATGGCCTCAGTATCGAGCTGGGCCAATTCGATAAGGAAAGGAAATATTAACCGGCCACGCGGCACTACGCTCTCGCAATCTGCGGAGGCCTAGTGTAGCGAGCCAAGATGTTGTCAATCTCTGGGTTGCCCGTAAACGCACCGACAGACGCCGCGCCGCTGCCAGGAAACCCGTACTTGATTTGCTGGTCGCGGGTCCGCAGCTCAGTCACAAACGATGCTCGGTTGATGTCGTCTTTGGCGTCTTCGTCATCCAGATCGGGAAGGTTCCTCAGGACAAGAAGTTTGGTCGCTTGTTCGATCAGAAGCGGGGTCCGGCCGATTGGCGTTCCGTCCGGGTCGGTGAATCCCCAGACGCCTTCAATCTCAATATTTTGAGTTCCCTCTATCCACCGGAACCCGTGCAAAAACGTGACAGCGCCAGGGGTTGTGTCGTGGAAGAAGAACTCAATCTTCGGATTGTCGCGGTCATCAGGATCAAGCAGACATTGGGTCAGGTGCCGATTGAAAACGCGAATCGACGCCGGGTCTACCAAAGACTCCGACGGTTCAAACACTGCCAGGAGAATGTTGACGTTGGCGACGGAAACGATCGCTTCATTGACCAGGAGACCCCTGGCCCCATTCCCGTCGACCAGAATCGTCTTGGCCACAGGGACAAAGAACCGACCGGTGAAGTGCTCGACGTACTGGCTCGCCAGCTCAATTAGATCTCTAAGCTTCCCTGCTGAAGCCTGCGCCGTCGTCACCCCGGCATCTCGCATCGCGGAGACTGTTGTGTAAACTCGAGCCAGCGGGTTGGACACTGAGCCCAGAACCTCGAAAGATATCGTTTGAGTCCGGTCTGTCCCCGTGGTCGTATGCTTGTAAATCCACTCAATCGTCCACACGCCAAGTGGCGGACTGGCCGGGACAGTGAACGGCGCAACATATCGACCAGTGCTGAGCCGATTCCCTGTCGGACAATCAGTGATATCAATCGCAGTGGACGGAATTTCGTCGGTTCCGTCCGGTCGGATAATACGAAACGTTCCAGAAACAATATCGCGAAGGAATCCGGCCTGGTCCGGGTCGACGGCAAACAGCTGCAGCACGGGCAGGCTGCAGCTGCTGGACTGTCCCGGTGCTAGAGCCGTCATCTAGGCCCCAGCATATCCTAGTCTACTGGAAAAAGTCGTCTGGGTCGGTCCGAGCATCTTCGCTGGCCCTGGACGTGCTGGCCTTAGTCTTCCTGGTCTTGCGAGTCTTGCTCTTTCCACGGCCCTTACCCTTGCCGTTGCTCTTGGCGGCTGCGACTTCAGCAGGCTTATCGTCTGCACCGTCGCTGACCTTGGTTGCAGTCCTCGGCGACTTACCACCCTTGGTCGTTTTGATCTCTCGCTTCGCATCACGGGCGGCCCGTCGCTCTTCCTTGGCCTCTTCTTCAGCCCGCTTCGCGTTGGCAACATCGACCCTCTCTTGCTCGCGACGTTCCTTCTCTTCGTCACTCATCAAGTCGGCAGTCGTTAAGACTCCGACAACTTCAGGACTTTCAATCGTTGCCTCAGCCCGTTGCTTGGCTTCTCGTTCACGACGAACAAGTGATTGAGCATGGTCCCTGTCTTCGAAAACATCGAAGGCCATCGGAGAGTCGATGTCGCCGGGTCTTGACGTGATTGTCGAAAGGTAGTTGGCCATAGCGTCTGGCACTTCGTACCAGCGCTCGGTAACAAACTTTTGCCCCTGATACATATAAGTGCGAAGCAGATAACCCCTTCGCTTGTTGTATGGTCGAAGCCGTACAATCTTTGACATTGCAATACTGTCCTAGTGTTTTGGTGTTTTTCCCGGACAAGCCGGGCATAGCAAAGCGCAACTGATAATCAGAATTGTCCCCCAAACATGGGACCGTCAGGATGATCTGTATTGTACCGCTCCTCAAGTGCCGCAAGGGCTTTCCTTGCGGTTTGGTCGGCAGCATCGTAATCAGCTTGGACGAACGGTGAAGCAACACCTTTAAGAGTCAAAGCCCGGGCAGCACTTGCTGCTACAAAATTGGGGTGCTCAGGAACAAGGGTGCTCAATTTAGCGAAATCTGCCATCTGTTCTTACCTCCGCTGGTGTTAGTCGTCGTAAACAACGCTCAGAGTGACCTCGATATCGGTCGTGACTGGGGTGAAGCTAGCGTCAGTGACAATCGAGGCACCGACCAGATCCCCGGCCACAAACGTGTCAGCAACACCAGCAGTCTGTTTTGCTTGGCCGCCGTCTGCGTTCAAACCACTGTTGTGCTTAACGTTGAGAGTGCCAGGAGTCCCACCCACCGTCACGGTCAAGGTTGCATCGTCTGCCGCTGAAGTGATGGTCTCGCTGAACTGAGTGGCAATGCCCACAATCGATCCGGGCCTATCCATTCTCCGACCAGTAAAATTGGCAGAACCTACAATGGCAAGTGCGGTAGCGCCCTGGCCTGCAGCAACGTCAGTGTCAAACCATACAGCAGCAACCTGGAAGACGTTGGGCGGATCTTGCTGACGATCCCAGACAGCCGTTGCGTCTCCCTTTTCAGCATCGGAACGACCGCCAATTAACGTAATGCTGTTCTTCGGACTAATGGTCAATGGACCGTCGAACGATTCACCAGCCTCAGGAACTAGCGTCATTATCACTTTTTCAGAGAAGTTGTGGATCTTGATTGGTTCAGCAGTCTGCGCAGCAGACGACGGAAGCGACTGACTAAAAGCAACCAAGTCAACCACCGAAGCAACTGGACCTTCATCGGTAAGCACAGCTCCAGTTAGCAAAAGCTTGGTCAGGTCAGGATTATCAAACCTGACACGGGAAAAGTCAGTCTCATCGACAAGAACGATACCTACCAATTGTATCGATGTTCCCGTGCCATCCGCATTTGCGGTAAAGGTGCCGTTATTCAAATTACTTCTCGAGACCGTAAGTAGGTCACCTTCACGGTACAAAGAAAAATCAGCTCCAGAAATCTCTGAATTTCCAGAAGTGTCGTCATCGTTATAAGTTAGTACTCCATCAATCTGAAGACCATCCGCAGGATCAACAGTCCGATCGACAGTGAATTCACCGTTATTCAACGTAGTGCCGGAAATCTTAATTGTAGAACCAGCCTGAAACCCACCGAAGTCAGCGCTACCACCGATGATGGTCGAATTACCGTCACCACCATCGTCGTCGTAAGTGAGGCTTTCGCTTACCTGGAGGTCTCGCGCACGCATATAGCTGCCTGGCCACAAAGCCTCCCTTTCATTCCCAGGTGGGAGTGGGCCAGTAGCTGCAGGCTCTTCAAACGGGCGAGGGCTGTAACGTGGGGTGAAAATGTCCCGATGCTGAAAACTACGCACACCGGAGAAGTTTGACTGGTCCGCCCAGCGCTGGCCCGTTTGTCCGTTACGAATAGCACCCATCTGTCCAATGGTGATAATTCCGTCGCCAGGACTAACAGACCTAATCACGTCGGGGCTTAGGAAGCTTGACCCACTTTGCCAGGCCCACTCGATCTGAGCCTCCGGGCCTTCCAGTTCTATATGCTCGAAGGCAGTGCCGCCACGTCCAACACCATCCCATCGCGTCGAATCGCGCATGAGAATGGCCATGAAATCATCGCAAGGAATATGAATCCAAGCAGCTGATCCTCGATTTTGAAAGGTGTTTGCACCTTGTGTAACAATCAAAAACCGATCTGTCGCGCGTGTCGAGTAAAATGGATTGCTTTGGTCAATAACCGCTACTGACACGTCGAAACGCCAAGTAACAAACCGACTGCAAGCAAATTCTGGTAGTGCATTCCAAAGCTGGTCTACAATAGTGACCGCTCCACCCCGAGACGCGAATAACTGCGTGTTGGTCATATCCCAGAACGGTGTGTCTACTGGAGCTGGGATTGATGGGTTTGAAAAGGTACGGTCCAAGGTGATGCGAGTAAAGCCCTTGGTTTTTGCCTTATCGAAAAAAAGCTCATCCATGTCTTGGTAGACATTGAATTCACGAACCCCGCCCGGCTGAAAAATCAGTTCATCGGTGCGAGGGTTGATCTCATTTGCCATGTCATTGAGGATGTCCTCAAGGGTTGGATCACCCTGCGCACCGCCCGGAGCAAGTCCAGAGCCGCCACTTCCAAAACCTGCTGGGATTACTATTGCCATAATACTTTTTCTCCGGGATGCAGCCTAAGTTCAGCTTCAAGTAATCGTCGGTTTATCGGGCGAGAACAACTACCTCAAACGTGATGCCAGACAGGTTGACCGCGTTGGCGACTTCAACGCCAGTGCTCATGACTTGCATCAAGAGCTTGTCATTGGTGCGGTCGTATAGCGGCACGTTGTCGCTAAGATTCTGCTGATACACCCCAAGAACCTCGAAGTCAGCGTCGGGATTCTCGATACCAAGAGCAGCAGCGACGAGAGCCTTGAACCCAGCAGTTCCGCCGGTGGGATAACTAGTGTCGCCAAGAAACGAAATCCGCGTATTCATGTGGTAGCCACCGCGCCGACCGACTTCGCTGTCAACTGTAAACGTTCCAAGTGCCATGTTCTTTTGCTCCTAGCTTAGGGAGTTGTGATTCAGTCTGTCTTCGGCGTCGCCTAGCTGACGAGAACCTCAATGCCTTTGACGGCTGCGGTCTCTTCCGCAAACTTCACATCAAAACGAAGAGTCGCGACAATGATCATCACGCCCTCGGAGATTAGCTTGTCGGTTTCGATGGTCACGTTGCGCCAGATGCCAACGTTGATGTTCTTCGGGTCGGTCAGAATGGTGTTGGTCCGATCGGAACCACCGCCCAGATCCTCGGGGAACAGCGGGACATCTTCGATCGGAATACCGCTGTAAGTGATCGAAGCATCTTGCTCCAGGAACTTGTCGCCGACCACTGTCGCGCGGTCTGCCAGGAAATCCCTGTAATCGATCTCCGAGTCGACCGAGGTGAAGAACTTCATCCGCCTTTTGTTGCGGAGGAACTCAGACGGCATCGCCTTAAGCATGTTCTTCCAAAGCGTCTTGTTGGTCCGTGCGCCGGCATGGTCCACGACGTTGGAAGTTGCCTGCTTCAGAATTCCGTCGAACTGTGCGAGAAACGGGTTTGTGGATGCCGTATCCCCGTTGACGATGACATCGTCCATGTCGCGGGCGATGGCTTCACCCATCTGGGTCATGACCGTCTGCCTGAACGACCCGCCTTCGATGTTATCCTGCAACACTTCGTTGTTCAAACGGACTTCAGCCTTAAACAGCTGAGCATCCAATTCGACCTTTGACAGGTCAATCTTGGCGCGGTCGCTTGCGGCCAGTGCCTTGGCCTCTTCCCCTGCCCGAAGCACACGGGAAGCAAACCGGCTCTTCTCGATGAGCTGCTTATGCGAGCGCATCGGAACCACCGTCGATTCGTTGAGAATCTTGGATTCATTGATGAGAATCCGCAAGAACTTCTTCGCCTGGGCCGGGACCAGAAGACCACCGTCTGCAGTCAGGTCAGAGAGCGCCAGGTCAGCCTTCTGAAGAAGAGACCGATTAAGGGTGATGTTGGCCGGCTGAGTCATGTTGAAAAAGTCCTCTCTGAATGGTCCTAGTCGCCAAAGAACGAAATATGTTTGGGCGTGTTTTCTAGCGTTTCTTCTCGGTTCAAATCCATCGGCCAGTGAGTCTTCTCCACCGGCTCAGCGATCTGACCCTTGTCAACGTCGATTCGATTCGACACAACCGCCTCATCGTCCCGGGTTGACACTGAATCCGCATTCTTCCGAATGCGTTGTTCCTGGTCTTTGACCACGCCACAAATCTTGTCCACAGAAGCGTTAAGCTTATCCATCCGCTTAAACACTTCCGTCGGGTCAAAACCTGCGGCCACGCCGTCGTCGTCGTTCGTCGCCTTCTTGGTCTCAGCAGAGTCCTTTGGATCTTTCTTCTTGGGAATCAAATCGTCTTTGAGGGCAGTCAGCGAATCAATCGCTTGCGAGAGCTGCTCCAGTCGTCGTCCTGAAATCTTTGCGCCAGCTTTCTCGGCTGACTTTCGATCATCAGCATATGACCTGGCCTTCTGCAGATTAGACACAGCAGTATCAACCAGCCCGCCAGCCTTCTTCATGTCGCTGCCAGCCGACTTCTCTGCGTCGCCGATGCTCGACTTTGCCAACTGCAAAAGTCGGAGAAACTCGTCATTGTCGCCAGCTTTGTCGGCCTTGTCAGTGCCCGATTTGTCGACAACTAGCTCGCCATCCTTGTTCTGAACAATCTGTGAATCCCCACCGTCGGCCCTCTTCACAACCAAGAATGGCTGCATATTGGCGGGACGGTCTACAAGCGAAACCTCTTCGATGACAAAATCGGTCAACCGGTGGACCTCGTCTTTGTCGTCGGCAGATTGCTTTTTGAGGACTTGAGTCTTCATCGCTTCGGATCTGATTCTGGATGCTAGCAGCGGCCTATGTCAGTTCGCAAATCCCTGTCACTTTTCAGGTCGGCGTACCGCGTTGCCGCCGATTGAAAACCCAGTGAACTTACCTTCCTTGATTGCCTTCCAAAGAGCGTCACTGTTGACCCGAACGGCAAGCAACCAAGTGCCCGCTTTGATTGTTTTTCCACCCTCTTTAAAGTCTGTAGGTGCCAGAAACGATTCAAGGATAGAGACATCTTTGGCCGGCATTGTGTGCTGCAAGCCGATGTTCTGAAACTCGGCCATAAACCGATGGGCAGCTTCTCTGATTTCCTTCGCCGAATAGATGTCGTTCTGGGAATCGACCTTCTCTGGCTCGAGAACAATTCCGTAAACAAACCGCTCTTCGTCGGCCTTAGCCACGACAAAGCTAGAGATATCGTAAGACTTGACAGCCGGATCTTCCTGTTTCAGATCCGGAACCGTCACGGCCCCTTGCTTCTTCTCCAGCTTCCAGATCGAATCTGGACCGCGACCGCTGAGAATAAATTCACCGCTGAGTTGTTTGCCCTCGAGACAGACTCTCTTGAGTGTCTCGGTCTGCTCAAGAATCGACATCTTGCCCCGGTCAAGAATCCAGTGCTCTGACTCTCCGTCGTCGTCACGGAGTGGCCCGTTAAGGTCAAGCAGCGACTTCTCTGCCCGGTCTCGCTGAATGCCGACAACCGTGTCTTGACTCAGTGGATCACCTTGCAGTGCCCAGGAGTCCAGACCGTCGCCGGCCCTGTCGACAAGCAAGTGCCAAACCGACTGGCGACCTTTCCAGACTTGGCGGGACAAGGTGAACTCGCGACGCTTGTCACTTTCAGACAATAGCGAAACGTCTTCGCCCAGTGCAATGCCGGTCGATGACGCCATTACCATGCCAGCAAACGCCGACTTCTGAACGGTGAACGGTGTCGAGATTTTGGACAGTGCAGCACGGGCGCCAACCGAATCAGGCAAAGCGATAAACCAGTCGTGATCAAAATCAGCAATCTTGCGAACAAGGGAGCCAGCGTTTTCTTTGCCTGAGCTGAGCCAGCCGCGAACAACCTGTGGATCGAAAACTAGCGTTTGAGATTTATCAAGCTTGGTCGAGGGGAAGTCGATCACCGACCAGAGAACACCTTGACCGTCGATCAGTTTCGCAACTCGGTCGCAGAACTGATCCGCAGCAGTGAGTTTGTCACCGTCCCCAGGCTCTGACCGAACCACATATGTTTTTGCAACAGTGCGAACAAGTTCACCGTCCATCAGATGGATTCGGTCCGCAGACATGATCCCGCTGTCAAACAGTGCATCGCGAACACTGCCGGCATCGGCAGCCGACGCTTTCCAGAACTGATACTTTGACGGGACTGATTTTTCTAACGACTTGGCCATGCCGGACTCACCGACCGGCGGCATCAGGCCTTGCCTGACCCATTCCCAAGTAAGAACCGGCGGCATCTCTGATTTGAATCGCTCAATCTGATCGAGTCGATCTTGAGCTTCGGCCCGAGTCGGGAAGCAACCGAAGTTCCGACCGCTCTCTTCGCCGATGACGCAATACTCGAAGAGAGCGGTCGGAAC